TAAGTGCAGTGATACAAGACAGAAAGAATATGATAAGTTTTCAAGGGATACAACATCAACTAAATTTTATCACGGTAAACAATGGAAACTAACAAGAGATACTATATTAGATTTAGATAAGTTAGATGTATATGTATATATGACAACAGGAGAAATATTGATAGCCGATACAGTACACCATATAATTCCCTTAAAGGATGAATGGGATAGAAGATATGATATAGATAACCTAATGAGTTTATCACACAATACACATAGTATGATTGAAAGTATGTATAAGGTGGACAAGAATGGAACTATTAAGACGTTAACGGAAATGTTAAGGAGGTATAGGAATGATATATCTATATGATGATGTAGCAAAGAAGAGGGTAGAACTCGAAGAGATAATTGGGATTGATAAGGACAGCAACATACTTATTATTCTAATGGATTGCACCGCAAGTAATGAGGTTATCAAAACAGTAGAGAAAAGCCTCATAGAAAAGACAGGAAGAAAATGCGTTGTGTTACCAAAAGGATTTACAGTGTTGGGTATTAAATGAAAAGATAGGGAGGTATAGAGATGGAAAATACATATAAACAATATATTGAGTTCGATGATTTGAAAGGCTACATAGGCAAACCAGTATATAACAATGACGAAAAGAAATGGAAAATATTAAAAGGTTTTGCAAGGATTGATGATGAGTTAAGGGTAATGTATACAGAAACAGATTTCCGTAGGGATAGCGACAATTGGGAACCGTACAACGAAACAATGTTATCTGTTTGTGAATAAGAATGTCTTGAATACATAGTAGAAAGAGAAAGCTAATCAAAGGAGGAACAAAGACAATGCAAGACAAAGTAACGCAAGAACAAATAGACAAGTTAATTAATGATGCAGACATTGAAACATATACATTATATGAGAAATGCACGGTAGTTACAGTAAGATTGAAAAACGGATTCGTATTAACGGAATCAAGTGCTTGTGTAAGCAAAGAGAACTACAATCTCGAAATGGGTAAGGAAATTTGCATAGGCAAGATAAAAGATAAGTTGTGGGAACTGGAGGGATATTATTTACAAGCAAGCCATTATGCATTTGTTGAGATGGCTAAAACATTTATGATACCTACACATATGATAAATGGCGGTATGATTAATGCGGCATCCATAGAAGCAATAAATTAATAAAACCAAACAAACGTTCTAATTTGCGATATAAGACATTTGATTGCTTAGCCACACTTTCCTATTAACAGATGGGGAGGGGCGGCTCAAATTGTTTATAACAAAGCCATAACACCACGTGTATAGTTTACTTTACGCAAAATTCTAAATATAATATTTTGCGAATAGGAAAGGAGGGGTAAAATGCCAAAACCACGCAAAGCAATAGCAATGCAAAAAGGTAATCTAACAGTATTACAGCAGTCGAATAGAAAAAATGAAGAAGATATGATTACTGTAGGAAAGGAACAATTAGATATTGCCCCTCTATGGCTAGTCGATGAAATAGCAACACAAGAATATTATCGGATTACAAAAGAGTTAGATGGAATTAATATAGTTGGGAACTTGGATCTAAACAATCTCGGTTGCTATTGCAATGCTTACTCACTATATTTGAAGTCCACAAAAGAACTAATGCAACAACCAATGACAATTGAACGAATTATGGTAAGCGGTGAAACAATGATACTAGAAAATCCACTAATAAACATTCAAAAAAAATATGCCGAGGAAATGAGAAAGTTTGCATCGATGTGTGGACTTACAATTGACAGCCGGCTTAAAGTAGCAAGTATTAAAACAACCAAAAAAGAACAAGAAATAGATAAAAAATTCGGTAATATCTAATGACTATTAAACAAGAATTAATTAAATACTCAAATGATTGTATTAGTGGGAAAGAACCAAGTGGAAAAAAACATATTCAAGCCTGTATAAGGTTTTTGAATGACCTAAAAAAGATAAACAATAAGCTGCTAGTTGAACCATTCCCTTATATTTGGGATGAAAAAGAATCACAAGGTATAGTAGATTGGTTCACATACCTAAGACATTCAAAAGGCGTATTGGCCAAACAACCAATTAATTTAACGCCTTGGCAAAAATTCGACCTATGCCAAATATATGGATGGAGACATAAGGACACCGGATATAAAAGATTTAAAAAGTCGTTTATCGAAGTGGCTAGAAAGAACGCTAAGTCACAAGAGGAAGCGGGAGTTGCACTATATGAAATAGCAACTCAATCTACTAAAAATGGTGAGGTATACGAGTTTTACACAGCCGGAGTTAAGCGAAAACAATCAAAAATTATACTTGAAGAAGCTAAACTAATGCTTATAGGCTCGCCACTTCGAGCCAAATTCAAAATAACAAAAGATAAAATAGAACATATTAAAACGCAAAGTTTTATTGAAGCGTTAAATAAAGAAGACGGTAAAAAGGGTGATGGTACAAATCCGGCGGGGCTGATATTAGACGAATATCACCAACACCAAACGACCGAATTTTACGACTTGGGGCTAGGTTCTAATACAAAAGAATCCTTGTTAATGATTATCACAACAGCAGGTATGGACTTATCGTACCCTTGCTATACACAAGAATATACATATTGCTCAAAGGTACTGGATCCAGATATAGATGTTACAAATGATGAATATTTTATCGACATATTAGAAATTGACGATGGCGATGATATAGATAACGAAGAAAATTGGAAAAAATCAAATCCGATTAGAATGACATATAAAGAGGGTATTGAAAAAATAAGGGGTGAATTCAAACTCGCCAAAGAGATACCCGAAAAAATGATAGCATTTCTTACAAAGTGTCTAAATAAATGGGTACAACAAAAAGCCAATGGCTATATGGATATGGCAAAGTGGAAAAAATGTGAAGTCAAAGAAATTCCAATTTCAACAAAAGGTATGCCGGTATATGTTGGGTTTGATATGTCAGCTAAAATTGACTTAACATCAGTTGCCTTTATGATTCCTTGGCTTACAGATGAATTAGATGGAGTAGGAAAAAGAATAGTAAAATATATATGCTACTCACATTCGTTCATACCAAATCAAGAAAAGTTAAAAGAAAGAATTAGGACCGATAAAGTACCATACGATGCTTGGGAGAGAATGGGGTTTTTAACTATAACTAACTCGGATATAGTAGATCAAAACGTAGTTATGCAATATGTTCTTGATACTTGTAAAGAAAACGAGTGGCACATCGAAGCCCTTTGCTTTGACCCTAATAATTCAAGTAAATTAATGCAAGATTTATCAGACCAAGGCTACATAGTAGAAGAAGTTTTCCAATCGCATAAACATCTAAACGAAAGCACTTGCGGTTATAGGGAGCAAGTATATTCAAAAAATGTTTTATACATAAGCAATCCGCTACTCAATTTCTCGATGTCTAATGCGGTAATTAAAACCAATCAAGGTTTAATTAAAATAGACAAAGATGCAACTACTAAGAGAATTGACCCGGTGGATGCAATGCTGTGTGCTTTTAAGTTAGCATTATATCACGTTTTTACATCACGTATGAACGATATAATAGATAAATTTCTACAAGATCATTAGAAAGGTGGTGAGAAAGTGAAACTAATAAAAAGGTTTAAGAATGCCATAGCCGGATTTAAAAATTCGTTTGACTTAAATAGTGATGAATTTGCAGAATCATTAGGCACCAGGGGAACAAATAAGAAGATTTTAGGCGAAGTTACATACTTTACTTGTTTGAAAATGCTAAGTGAAACCCTTGCCAAGATACCAATTAAATTCTATCAAAATACAGACGAAGGTCCAAGGAAAGCTGAAAGTACAAAAATAAGCGAACTACTTCGAATTAGGCCAAATCCACAAATGACACCAACTACATTTTGGGGGACAGTTGAAAACAACCGGAACCATAAAGGCAATGGCTATGTATGGATTAGAAGAAAATTCGTAAAGGAAAAGTTTGGTGGAAGATTAGAAGTTTTAGACTTATGGCCAATGCCAAGTACCGATGTGACTATATTAATGGATAATAAGGGCATATTCGGAGAAAAAGGGCGTTTATATTATCAATACGATGATAAGTATAGCCACGAAACCTATGTTTTCAAGCAAGACGATGTAATGCACTTTAAAACTTGGCTATCATTTGATGGAATAACAGGCGAAGCAGTGCAAAAAATATTGAAACATACCATAAGCGGAGGACTTGAAAGTCAAACATTTATGAATAATCTTTACGAGCAAGGCCTTACAGCTTCAATGGCATTGCAATACACAGGGGATTTAGACGAACATCGCTCAAAGTTACTTCAAGCAAAATATGAAAGTATATTAACAGGTGCTAAAAACGCCGGAAGAATAGTTCCAGTACCTATGGGATTCCAATTACAACCACTTAAAGTAAGTCTTACAGACGCTCAATTCTTTGAATTGAAGAAATACACAGCTTTACAAATAGCCGGTGCATTTGGAATTAAACCTAATCAAATAAATGATTATGAGAAATCCTCATATGCAAACTCGGAGAGCCAACAGCTCTCTTTTTTAGTGGACACAATGCTATATGTATTAAAACAGTATGAGGAAGAAATCAACTACAAGCTTTTATCTGCAGAAGAAAGAAAAAATGGATTCTATTTCAAATTTAACGAGAAAGTTCTCTTGAGAGCAGATAGCAAAACTCAATCCGAAATGCTTAGGAATTATGTTCAAGGCTCAATTTACACTCCAAATGAAGCGAGAGAATACCTCGATAAGCAAAAAAATGAGTTTGGCGACAAACTAATTGCTAATGGCAACGTTATTCCGTTAGAGCAAGTAGGAAACCAATATGTGAAAGGCAATCAATTTGTGAAAGGAGGTGAGAACAGTGGCTAAAATAATAGGCACAGAATTGAAATTTAAAAACATCGATGAATTTCAATTAATTACAAAAGAGGTAAGCAATTTGATCACGGCACTAAAAGAAAACATAGAGAAACTAAGAAATTTCAAGATTGAATTGGAAATGGACGGAGGTGAGGAAGATGCCTAAAATACCCATTAAAGGAATAATCGTAAGCAATGATGAAAAATGGATATACGATTGGTACGAAATAGAATCGGTATGTCCTAAAGATGTAGAGGATATTATCGGCACGGCAAATAACGAAAAATTAGAAGTCGAGATCAATAGTGGCGGTGGTGACATTTTCGCCGGTTCCGATATTTACGCAGCACTAAAACTGTATAAGGGCGAAGTTGAAATAACTGTTACAGCATTAGCAGCAAGCGCCGCAAGTGTTATAGCTATGGGCGGTAAATGTAGAATGGTTCCAACGGCTTTGATGATGGTACACAATGTATCTCTTTATGGTTATAGTGGAGATTATCACGATATGGACAAAGCATCAGAAATGCTCAAAACGGCGAATCAATCAATCGCAAATGCTTATATTTCCAAAACAGGAATGAGTTCAGAAGACGCGCTATCAATGATGGATAAAGAAACTTGGCTAACAGCACAACAAGCCAAAGAAAAAGGCTTAATTGACGAGGTTTTATTCATGAACAATGAACCAAATTATTCGTTTAGCAACTCAATAAATCCAATGTTAAGCAAAGAAAAAATAGAATTTGCCAAAAATGAAAAGCAAAAAACTCAACTTAAGGCACAAGAGAATCAACAAGAACAACTTAGAAACCAATTATTAGAGGAACTGGATTTAATCTAGGTCCTTTTTTAATACACTAAAAACTCAAAAAACGAAAGGCGGTACATAAAATATGAACCCAAAATTAAAGGCAATGTTAGATGCGATAAACGCAAAAAAGCAAGAAGTTAAAAACCTTGTAACAGAAAACAAAATCGAAGAAGCGACAGCTGCTAAAAATGAATTGATTGATCTTCAAGCTAAATTTGACTTAGTTTATGATTTAGAAGATGCAGAAACAAAAATCGAATTAGAAAATATCAAAGAAGGAAACGCAATTGTTATATCCGATAAAACAGGCGAAAACAAATTTGCAGATGCAGCAAGAACAGGCTTCAAAAATGCATATACTGGCGGAAGTGAAGGAGTAGCTGCAGA